ATGACGGATACGGCTCACTTCGAGCCCGCCGGCGAGGCGGGCATTTCCGATAATCATGCTTCAGACAAAGCGGCACTCCCGCTAAGCGAACCGGCGCTGCCGGACAGCCCAAGCGACGCCCTGCGCACCCCTGCAGACGATGCCTCGCCCGAAGAATGGCGGGATTTCTACGGCCTGTTGGGGCGGCCCGAAGCGCCCGGCGATTACAAGTTCAAAATGCCGGACGGATTGTCGGAGGATTTCCCTTATGAGGCCGAAGCCGTGAAACGTTATGCGGAATGGGCTCATGAGGCAGGGCTTTCGCCGCGCCAGGCGCAAAGCCTGCATGACCGCTTCGTGCAGGACACCAACGGCCAGTTTACCCAGCGGCAACACTCGGACGACGAGGCGGTGGCTGGCGCCCATGAGGCACTGATAAAGGCCTGGGGGACACCTGAAACGGAGCGCTACCGGCGCAATGTGGAACTGGCCAACCGGGCGATCCGCGAGCTGGGCGGCACAGCACTTGAGCAATCGCTCAAAGCCCGCAATGTGATCACGGCTGATGGTGAGATTACCGAAGCCTCCGTTGCCTTCATGCTGCAACAGGCAGGCGAGCGGCTGTTTGCGGAAGACCAGGTGTTTGCCGGCACCGCTGCTGCGCGCAACCCGTTTGCGGGGGATGGTGAGAACATCACCGAACAGGGGCAGGTGTTGCGCCAGGACCCGGAGCTTGCCCGCAGCATGATCCGGGCAGCCAACCGGGAGGCCGAGTTTCCACGGCTGTTTGGCGGTGAGTTTTGAGGAGGGCGGCCTAGCGCAGGCTACAGAGCGCTCCGGAATGGCCGCAGGATTTCTGCGACCATTCGTTGAATTGAGGTTAGCGGCATCTACAGTACCAAGCTGTCAATTTCGCGGCCGAGCCTAAAGGCTTCCGCTCCACCGCGAGATTTGAGTGCCGCTGCCACGATGATGGCATCGGGGAAATCAGCCTCTTCCGGTTCAATGCTGATATTGTCAAGGCAATGAGCAAAGTGGCTCTCATAGGCTTTTGCAACAAGCTTTCTTACTTCAGAAAGCCGTTCAGACTGAGAACCTTCGCGGAGTTGCAAGGCGTACGCCTTTAAAGCGTCGACATGGTCAACTGGGACCATAACCTCAACACGCTTAAGACCAGCCGCACGTTGACGCTTGCGTAGCTTTCCAACGCGCTCCCTGACGAGCGCATTCTGCGTGCGTATTTTTGCTTGCGACTTGTCAGCCATAGTTCACTCATCCTTTCGTTACCGGTAATTTTATTATAAATCATTTCCGGAAACAAATCTTTTATCTATTACCGGTAACTATATGATGAATGTTTCCGGTAATGCAAGCCTGTTGCTCTCACGGAGAAGCTTGTGCTCAAGCCCGGAGCTATCGATAAGCAGAGCCGCATCAAGCGCGAAAATCGCAGCTGTTCGAAAACGAGTTTTGAGGAGGGCGGCGCTCATATATCGCGCGAAGCCTCATGCTGAGGAACACCCGTAACGGTGTGTCTCAAAGTATGGGGCGGGCACCCGGCCCGCATACTTCGAGACGGCGCTTTGCGCCTCCTCAGTATGAGGTCCTTCGAATGGGTTTCGTCATTGCCGGATCAAGTCCGGCAATGACGAGGGGAGGGACACCGCCTCAGCCGATCTTTTTCGTCTTGAGGCCGGCGATCAGCTTGGCGTGCACCTTGGTGGCGGCCTCGGCCTTGGTGACGACGCCGTCGCTGTTGGCATCAAGCCCGGCATTTTGCCTATAGGCCTTGGACGGCCGCCTGAACAGGACGTGGCCCTCCGGCTTGCCGACGGTGGTGGGCAAGAGGACCGCCATATAGACATCGCTCAAGGTGCGCAGGGGCTTGGAACCAGCGGCAATCTTGAAGTGTTTCTCGACGAATTCGAGCTGGTCGATGGCAGTCATTTTCGCCAGCTTCTTGGTGGTGGTGCCGAGCCCCCGGGCGGTCTTCGGCATGAATTGTATCAGGCCGGTCGCACCGCTGCCGGCGGCGTTCTCCACATCGGGGGTGAATTTTTCGCCGGTCTCAAACGCCATGACAGACATCAGGTGATTGGGATCGCATTTAAGACGTCTTGAAATCTCGATCACCCGTTTCTTGAATTCAGGCCCGTGTTTCTTCTTGGTGACGGCGCCCCAGGCGATCTTGTCTGTATCGAGCAGGGGAGCGCTGTCACCGGGTGCGCCGGCGGGCGGGCCTGGCGGTGCGTCAGCTACAGCCTGTTGAAATCCGGGTCCGCCGGAGATGGCATCGGCAAAATCGAATTCGGGCAGTTTAAAGCCAAGTTCGGACGCGGTCTCGCTGCCGACGATGCCGTCATCGGCGTCATTGCCGAATTTGGCCGCCTGAAAGTCGATAACCAGCTGGAATGTTCCCGGGCCGAAATCGCCATCCACACTGACGGTGCGGTTGAGCTTCCGGCCAAGCGCCTGCTGCAGCTTTCTGACCAGCGGGCCGGTGGACCCCATTCGCAGGATGACCGATTTGCCCCGGCATTGGGACTTGACCATCTGCAGGGCTTCAGAGGCGTTGAACAGGACATATTCGGTGGTTTTCTGATTGCCCAGGGTGTTCAGGAACGGGTCGATGAATTTGCGCCATGGTCCCCGCTCGCTTCCCCGGACACCCTTTCTGAGAGTGCCCGCCACGGTCTGGCAGCCGGCGCTGGAAAATCGCGCATCGGGAATACTTCCATTGGCAACCATATGGAAGGCGCAGTGAATATTGTCGCCGGCAATGCGGCCCACCTCCCACCGGTCATCCAGATCAAAATCCACGTCATCTGCGGTGCGCTGAATGGTAATGGCGCATTCCTGACGTAACGCCCAATGACCGTTGCTCTGTTCACGCCGCTTGTGCCAGCCGGCCTCATATTTCTTGTAACGGCCGCAGCCCATCTGATTGACGCCGACGCCGTTGCGGCTACGGCGGCTGAAGACGATGGTTCCCTGAGGAACCGTCGAACCCGGAAAGACGGCAAAGCCGTCCTTGGGCTTCCACTGGCCAAGGGTGCAGTTCATCGTTCTGTAGTTGACCGGCGTCATGACGATCTCGTGTTCGCCGGCAAAACCGGTGCCGGCCTGGTCAACCGGCTGACAGCCGCGCAGGCCGAACACGATGATGCCCCGGCCATCGATGGGGAACTGGGATCTTTTCCACAGGCCGATCAGATGGGCTTCGGTCAGGCCAATGTTGCCGGTCGCCGATATGCCGGGATCGGGGGCTGTCACATCATCGGAAACATCGGTGCTGTCGCCGGGCACAGCGCTGGTTCCGTCTCCAGCCGCGGGGCTGGTTCCGGTGTCGCCTGCACCGGTTCCGTCTCCAGCCGCAGGGCTGGTTCCGGCACCGTCCGCGCCGGTGCCATCGCCGGGCGCAGTTCCGGTGTCATCTGCGTCGCTGACCGGGGGCAGCTCTTCTTCCGAACTGTCCTGGAAAATCTCTCTGACCCGTTCCTCGACCTCGGCCAGGGTCAGGCCGTCAAAGCCAATGTCGGGCACCTCTGTTGCAAGCCCGTCAATCTTGTTTTTCAGCAGCGTCAATTCAATGGCGAGATCCCTCAGGCCGATCAGGGCGATGTTGTCGAGGACGTCATCGATTTCGCCGGCGATACCCCGCAGCCGCTCCTTTTCGGCGGTGTCGCCTTCGGCCTGGGCTTTGGTAAACTGCGCCTCGAGAGACCGGCGCAAGGCTACGAGTCTTTCTTTTGCTTCAGCAAGTGTCATCATAGTGCCCCCGGTTATTCGCGGGATTGAGCATCCCTGATTTTTTCAGCAAGGATGCGGAGTTCGATGGATGTTTCAGCAAGGGCTGCGATGTCCGGCCCGGAGGCATCGCTCAGTGCAGACTGAGCGGCAGCATCCATTGCCAGAAGCGACTGGTCGATCAAAACGACCCAACCGGCGAGTAGCTGGCGGTCTTTTTCAAGCTTGGGGAGATCGGCTGTAGGAATGCCGTCGACACCTCCGAGCGATCCTCTTTTCACGTAGGACCGCTTGATGATTGTAAACATCGGCTTGGTGCCGGACCGCATCTTGACCAGCAGGGCGCGCATATCCGGATAGGCCTTGAGCAACTGCTCGCGAAAGGCGCGCCGGTTGGCGATGGTGACCACCTGCTCGAATATGGGCAACAGCCTGGCAATGATCGCCTGGCCGCCGACCATGAAGGCACCGGTTCCACCACCGGCGATCTGCAGGGCGCCGGCGGTTGCCACCAGGTTCGATGTCAAGGTGCCGACCCGGGCGGCGAGAGCGCTGGCTGCTTCGCCATTGGCGAGACCGGCCAGGGCCTTGTTGTAGGATTTGACGGAGTTGAGGCTTGCCCTGATGGCCCCGGTCAGCGGCGGATCGCCGGTTTCCAGATAGTAGGCCGCCTTGTTGGGTGAAAAAGTCGGGCTTGCCGAGGCGCGTTTTTCCCGTCTCAGGACGACGGTACGTTCCGCTTGGGCCACCCGGTCGAGAACTTTTGAGCCATGTTCGAACTGGGCATCAAATGCCTCATCGTATAGTTGAAACTCTGCGATGCCACCGGTGCATGCGGCCAGAACCGGCAGCACGATCAACATCAAATACGCAACAGACCTACGCCGGCCCATAACACTAGCCCCACTGACTTACACGCCCCCACGACCAAACCGCGCAGGGGCTACGCGTTACTCGCTCAGTCAGCATAAACCGGTGATTGCAGGAATCATAGTGCTTATTGGCGGTGCTGCGCGCCTGCTCAGCCGAACTTATCCCCGGGCGCGCTGGGTGGTGTAAAACCTGTCAGGCTGACCGCCGGTCCCGATCACGAACCTCACACCACGCAATTGTGATCCGGGCAATGGTGGCTCACGGCTCCGGCCGCCATTGAGCGGCGGCCATTCTTTTCTATCCCTGCACACATGAAACGCGCCGCACAGTTGTGCTGCGCGGATGTGTGCGTCCTGCTCAAAATCACAAAAAGGAATTTCAGATGACGGATACGGCTCTCAATGGGTCCGCCGATGGTGCGGGCAGCTCCGACGAGATCATTTCGGAGGCAGGCGGCGAGAGGAGTGCGCCCGCCACCTCCAGCCTGTTCGACAGTCTCGGCGAAGATAACCGCCGGGTGGCCGAAGCCAAGGGCTGGGATTCAGCCGACAAGATCGTCGAGTCCTACCGCAATCTCGAAACCAAGATCGGCGACAGCCTGCGCCCGCCCGCAGACGATGCCCCGGCTGAGGAATGGCAGGCATTTTACGGCCGCCTGGGCCGGCCCGATCATGCAACCGACTATGAGTTCAAGATGCCTGGAGGCCTTGCGGAGGATTTTCCCTATGATTCAGAAAGCGCCACCCGCTTTGGCGCCTGGGCCCATGAGGCGGGGCTCACACCGCGCCAGGCGCAAAGCCTGCATGACCGCTTCGTCCAGGACCTGAACGGCCAGTTCACCGCCCGCGATCAGGGCACCGAAGACGCAGCATCGCAGGCCCATGATGCCCTGGTTGAGCTGTGGGGCGAACCCGCAACCGAGCGCTATCAGCGCAATGTCGAGCTGTCCGACCGGGCCCTTCGCGAGTTGGGCGGGCCTGAACTTGCGCAGTCCCTGAGAGACCGCGGCGCGCTCTCCGAACATGGCGAGATCCTCGATCCAGCGATCGCCTCCATGCTGCAAAAAGCGGGTGAACGGTTTTGCGGAGAAGACCGCGTGTTCGGCGCCAATGGCCGGGCGCACAATCCGTTCTCTTCACCGACCGAGAACATCACCGAGCAGGGCAGGTTGCTGCGCAGCGATCCGGAACTGGCCCGCACCTATATCCGCGCCGCCAACCGGGAGCAGGACTTCCCGCGCCTGTTCGGCAACGAGTTTTAAGGACAGGCCACAGACATCAAGGACATATCCCCCGCATGATCATCCACAAACATGGTTCAGCGTTTTCCCGGTTTGGCGGGAGCAACAAGACCGTCCTGCCTTTCGCCCGCAACGCCATTGCCGGTTCGGCGCGGCAATCGCTGCCGGCCGCGCGCGCCAGTGCGCCTGCAAACCCGCGGCGCGATGCCCGCGACCGGGTTGTGCGCCAGGCGGCCATGGTCGATCTGGCAGCCCGCGGCATCAGGCTTGTGGACGACCGGGAGGCCGATCCGGACCAGGACGCTTTCACCCTTAAAGACGACACCGAGCGGGCCTTCGACGCCATGGCGGCCGAGCAGTTTGGATCCATCAAGGACCAAGCGGAGCGGGCCAGCGCCTTGCGCATGCTGGCGCCGGTCCGGGCCCGGTTGTCGGCGCGCGCGGAAGCGATGCAGGAGAACGCCGAAGACATGTTCTTTGCCCGCACAGTCTTTGAGCCCGCTGAAACCGTACTCGCCGCTGCCGGCAAGAACCCGGACGGTGTGGGCGACCTCATGGACAGGGTTCACGACCTGGTGGAACAGACACCACTCAGCAGGGATCGCACGGAACAGGTGGCCGCCGCTGTGACCGCGCGGGCCATGGGCCTGGGTCTTGAGAGCCAGCTGGGCCCGCGCTTTGCCCGGCACAAGGACCCGGCCCGGCGGTTGCTGGCTGACATCGAACGGGTAGACCGCGAAGCCGCACAGCCGAACCTGGTCCTGGCGCGTGCCGAGGCGCCGGCGGACCAGCAGCCGGCATCACCGCCGCGGAACGCGGCACAGCCCTTCGTGCAAACCGCACAGGCTCAGGCCGGTACAGCTCCGGTCACGCTTCCAGAAATTGGAACCGACGATCAACAGATTGGAAGCCTTTTGCGCAAGGCGCTGCCCCTGCTCGCTGCCGGCGCGATCGTCCCCACACTTGCCGCAGCCATGGTGTTGCTCACCACGGGCCCGGCCGGTGGCGAGACTGAAGAGCTGCAAAAGACGCTCAATGACGGCCGGGACGTGCGCTTCAGGTTCAACCGCGATGAACGGGCCGGCGAACTGACGGTCACCGGTCCATCGGGCGATGAAGTCCGGTTCACCTTGTTGCAGACAGCCGACAACGGTCTGGTGTTCACCGATGGGGCCGTGTCGGCCGACGGCGGCCAGGAACGCATCCTGAACCGCCGCGAACTGGCCGCAGTGATCGATGCCACAGCACCCGCTTTCGCTGAAGCCGGTGTCAGGATTGAGATCGGCGGCGATGACGACAGCGATGCCGGGCAAGGTGGTGACGGGCGCGACCTCACCCGAGACGACAATGTGCCACCCGAACTCATCGATAATGCCGGAGATGAGGATCCCGATCCCGAAAGGCACCCCAATATTGTCGCCGCCGGTGGCGTCATCGCTGCGCTGTTAATGAACAGGGAAAACTTCAACAGGGATTATCTGGCGGAAGATACCGTTCGGGTATCAGAGGAAATCGCCGAGCGTGTTCTCGGAGCAGCACCCGAAAGATTTGACGAGCAAGTGCTCAAGCAAGGGCTGGATGCGGGGGTGCCGGACGCGCGCGCACGCCTGGAAGAAATCCAGGCAGCACGGGACGTGTTCAATCCGTCGCCGCAAGAGATCTCCAACGCCGAGGGGCTTCCTGGACCAACATTTGAGGATTACATATTTAAAACCTATGGGGGTATTCGATCTTTCAATACTCAAATAAAGGGTGGTAAAAAACCAGAGATTGATGGCGAGTTGCCGGATGGCACCTGGTATGAAGCAAAGAGTGCTGGTGTTTGGCAGGAGATGCTCAAGCATCCCGATCAAATAAGCAGGTTCATAAACCAGGTCTCGTCCCAGAAAAAAATCGCGGCGAGTCTCAACAAGCGGCATGTATTGATCACCAATGGAAAGATACCAGTGTCTATTCGAAAGCTGTTGAGAAGGCACAATATAGAATTTATCGAATTGTTGAAGGGACAATGACATGTCGAGAGTGCAGTCCATACACATTAATTTTCAGCTCACCGAGAAACAGAAAGACAACGAATTCTGGTATGAGCAGCTTTATTTTTTTCTGAAGGAGAATGGTTGGGTCCTGGATCTTACAGAGCCTATCGAATTCCTCGAGCCGGGGGAAATGCCGCTACACCACGGGGTGGATACCGATGTGAGGGTCGGCAGTGAAGCCGAGCTTATCGAGAAGATCCGGGAAAAGGAACGGCTCAATGAGACGATGCGGCTCGGACGATTTAATAATGGGGAAAATTCGTTTGATTATGAATTGAAGAAGATAGATGGATGGACGATGAACTTCTGGTTTCTGGTCAACGACGAGCTTGTCGGCGAAGAAGTCTGCGTCATCTTTGAGTACCTTTCGAGAAAGATAGTCAAACCGTTCTGCGATACTTTTCGTGTGGACAAGATAGATCTGATGCATGGGTGAGGAGATTGCGGTGCCGCGCGAGCCCGTTCGAATTCTTATCCCCGCGCACGCTGGGCGGTGTCCAAACTCTCTTACCTGCTGACAATCTCGCTTCTTTGGCGGTTTGACTGCTGAAGGGATACGGAGCAGCCGGACCCAAGTCACTTACACAAACAAAAACACCCAAGGATCGGTCTGGATCGACTGTCGACATTCCCATCCTGGGCATAACGGCCACAGACGGTGATAGGTCGGTGCCGGTGACCCTGTGACCGCACGGGCCATGGGCCTGGGTCTTGAGAGCCAGCTGGGCCCGCGCTTTGCCCGGCACAAGGACCCGGCCCGGCGGTTGCTGGCTGACATCGAACGGGTAGACCGCGAAGCCGCACAGCCGAACCTGGTCCTGGCGCGTGCCGAGGCGCCGGCGGACCAGCAGCCGGCATCACCGCCGCGGAACGCGGCACAGCCCTTCGTGCAAACCGCACAGGCTCAGGCCGGTACAGCTCCGGTCACGCTTCCAGAAATTGGAACCGACGATCAACAGATTGGAAGCCTTTTGCGCAAGGCGCTGCCCCTGCTCGCTGCCGGCGCGATCGTCCCCACACTTGCCGCAGCCATGGTGTTGCTCACCACGGGCCCGGCCGGTGGCGAGACTGAAGAGCTGCAAAAGACGCTCAATGACGGCCGGGACGTGCGCTTCAGGTTCAACCGCGATGAACGGGCCGGCGAACTGACGGTCACCGGTCCATCGGGCGATGAAGTCCGGTTCACCTTGTTGCAGACGGCCGACAACGGTCTGGTGTTCACCGATGGGGCCGTGTCGGCCGACGGCGGCCAGGAACGCATCCTGAACCGCCGCGAACTGGCCGCAGTAATCGATGCCGTGGCACCCGCCTTTGCCGAGGCAGGCGTCAGGATTGAGATCGGCGGCGATGAAGATGATGGAGAATATTATGGAACTTACCCGCCAACAACAGATGGGCGTGGATTTACGCCTGTCGCTTCAAAGAGCACTTCTTGGTGAAGTGGGTCCTAACCTGCGTGCTGTAACCTGTAGTTGGGAAGAGGACTGCGTAAAAATCCGGGCGATTTTCGACGGGCCGATCAGTGACGAAGACACGGAATCGATAGGGGTCGCTGCAACTGAAGTTGTGTCGGATCTACCTTCGGAGTGGAACGGCAGTTTTGAAGAAGAAATCATTCGTGTCGATGCTCCGCAAACTTTCAGGGATCACTTGCTGGATCACGTAGTCTATATGCGTAGGGAGTCCGAGGTGTTGGACGAAAGCGTATAGTTCGAAGGCCAAACAATCGGCCTGCAGCGAATGAACTTCGCTCTGTAGGCTTTGTCCGCAATCCAAGCTGCCAAAACAAGAGTCAGCAGGCTCTCCACTTCAATGGGCCGGATCACGGGCCCCGGTCAGCGGGGCGAGTTTCCACGGTTGTTCGGGAATGAGTTTTGAGGGAGTGGTATCGCACGAGATTGCCGGATCAAGTCCGGCAATGACGAGGGGGAGGGGGCGACTTACATACCGCACGAAGCCTCATGCTGAGGAACACCCGAAAGGGTGTGTCTTGAAGTATGGGGCGGACACCGTGCACCCGGCCCGCATACTTCGAGACGGCGCTGTGCGCCTCCTCGAGCCATGAGGTCCTTCGAAAGCGCATGACGTGGGGGAGGGGCAGCCCGAAGGAATGTTTCAGGATTTCGCAACGGCAAATACAATGCCGGCAGATGACTTTGCAAAACGCACACTCTTGGAGATGAGCGGATGAATGACGCTGCTCGCGAGCTCATTAAAGTGTTCAAGATTCTAAAGGACGGTAAGACCAAGTTCGCTGTTTGTCCGACATCCGGTCAGAAAACCATGCGCCTGGTTATCACCAGAGACCGCGAGGACCCGGACCTTGTGATCGGCAAGGATATGCTTTGCGACAATTGCGGCTTATGTGCCCCAACCCGCATCGCACCGGAGAGGGTTCCGCTTGAGAAATAGCCCTGCGCGTCGTGATCCAAATTCTGGCGCGGACCAGACTTATCCCCGGGCGCGCTCACTGGTGTATGTTCTGTCACACTGGCTGACAGTCCCGCCTGCTGGACGGTTTGACCGGACGATCCGGTGTCCGCCAGGCAAAATGCTCAGGCACGATCGTCAACCATTGAAAAACCGGCGGATGAACAAGAGCACGAACTGAGTTATCCCCGGGCGCGCTCATTGATGTATATTCTGTCACACTGGCTGACAGTCTCGCTCTCCGGGCGGTTTGACCGCTGAGCGGGTCGCGACACAGCCAGTGCCAAGCCACCTAAACAAACACAAACGCCCAAGTGCTGGTCCGCATCATATGCGGGCAACCTTGCCATGGGCACGACGGACGCCGGCCTTGACGGGTCATTGCCGGCGTCCCCGGCAGTCTCGACGGCCTTTGCGAAGACAACCGGCGAGGGGCTGAAGTAGGGGCGCACGCCCCTGCAGCGACCCGGAACCTGTCCGTTGGGTGAGGCGGCAGCCATTCGATCCTTCAACTCGTTATCGCCGGGCTCGACCCGGTGATGACCGGTGGGGAGAGGGGCTGTGCCGCTATGCCCGGCGGGCTTTCGCAAACTTGAAAAGGTGAAATGAAAAATGGCAGTTACGCGACTGAGCGACGTAATCGTGCCTGATGTCTTCCTGCCCTATATGCTGAAGGAGACACAGGAAAAATCAGCGGTGTTCCGATCGGGAATATTGCGCGACGACCCGAACCTGGCAAACTTCCTGCGCGGTGGCGGGCAACTGATCAACGTGCCGTTCTGGAACGATCTGGGCACGCCGGAGCCCAACACGTCGTCCGACGATCCGGCCTCTTCGGCCTTGCCGCAGAAGATCACCGGCGCCCGCGACGTGGCGGTGCGCATCAACCGCAACCAGGGCTGGTCGGATGCGGATCTTGCCGCCGAGCTGGCCGGCGACGACCCGATGAAACGGATCGGCGAGCGGGTGTCGGCCTATTGGTCGCGCGCCTACCAGAAGCACCTGATCGCGGTGCTGAAGGGGGTGTTCGCCGATAATGCGGCAAACGATGCAGGCGACATGCGCAACGAGATCGGCACCGATGCAGTCGGCACGCCGGCGGCCGCCGAACTGGTGTCGGCGGAGGCCATTCTCGATACCAAGCAGACCATGGGGGATGCGGCTGAGACGCTTGATACGGTGATCATGCATTCGGTCGTGTTCACCCGCCTGCAGAAGCTCAATCTGATCGAGTTTATTCCCGATGCCCGGGGCGAGATCAGGTTCCCGACCTATCTTGGTTATAATGTGGTGGTCGATGACGGGGTGCCGGCGATTGCCGGTGCAAACCGCATCAAATATTCCACCTATCTGGTCGGCCGCGGCGCGTTCGGCTTTGCCGAGGTGCCGCCGGCGGTGCCGGTCGAAGTCGACCGCAAGGCCGCCCAGGGCGATGGCGCGGGCGTCGAAGAAATGTGGACCCGGCGCCAGTACATCATGCACCCCTATGGCATCAAGTGGACCTCGACCGCCATGGCCGGCCAGTCGCCGACCAATGCGGAAGCCGAGACCGTGACCAACTGGGACCGGGTCTATCCCGAACGCAAACAGATCCCCTTGAGCGAACTGGTGACCAACGGCTGACCCCCGCGTGACCCACAGCTCAACAGGGCGGGGCGGCCTGATCGGGCCGCCCAATCATTTCCGAGCATTCCAGTTTCACCACAGACCATGTCCACAACAGACAGGGAGAAGGACCAGGCCCATGTCATTGCCCAAGAAATACGGATTGAACCCCGGCGACCAGGTGCCGCTTAGCGTGGCCAACCGCCAGGCAGCCCTTGCGAGCCAGGCGCTGCGGGCGCGTCAAGAAGCGGCTGCTGATGCTGCGGCCACAGCGGTCGCGAAGGTGCTGAAAGGCTCAGCCCCCAAACCCGCCCGTTCGCCCAGGGCGCTGCGCGCCAAACCCAACAAGGAGCAAAACTGATGGCAAAGAAAACCAATGGCACCTTTACCGCCAATGCCCAGTCAAGCGCTGTGGTTTTGGGCAAGGAGGCCGAGGTGATCATGACCGGCAGCTTTGTCGCCACCGTGGTGCCGCAGGTGCAGGACGCCAATGGCAATTGGGCGCCGTTCGGGGGTGAGAGCTATACCGCCGAAACCGCCAGGAAACTTGAAATGGCGCTGATCCGCCCATGGCGGCTGACCGTCACCTCTTATACCTCCGGCTCGATCGTCTACGAGCTGGGCGGTGAAGAATTTCCCAACCAGGTTTAGGAGGCCCGGCACCCATGCCCTCGACCGCCTCGCGCATCGACATCTACAACATGACGCTTGATCTCCTGGAAGAAGCGCCGGCGACATCGCTGAGCGATGGCCGGCCGGTAACCGGCTGGCTCAACCGCAACTACCCGACCGCCCGCGATGGCGAGCTGCGCAAGCATAGCTGGAACTTCGCCCTGGCGCGGGCAAGCCTGGCAGCAGACACCATGGCGCCGGTGTTCGGCTGGGCGCGCGCCTTCACGCTGCCCGCCGACTGTCTGGCGGTGACACCGCTGACGCTTGAGGGCACACAGAACGGTGCGCCCATACCTTATGAAGTGGAGGGCAACAAGGTGCTCACCGATGCCACAGCACCGCTCAGGCTGCGCTATATCGCGCGGGTTGAAAACGAAGGCCAGTTCGATCCGCTGTTCGTCGAGGTGCTGGTCGCCAAGCTTGCCTTCAAGATGGGTCACTGGCTGACCGGCAAGCGGTCCTTTGCAGAACGCGCACTCGCCACTTATCAGGACGCGCTTGCCGCAGCACGCCTGGCGGATGCCCTTGAATCAACCTTTCCCGACGTCCATGCGGATGACGTCATCGCGATCAGGTCGCTATAGCCCATGCGTATCTATGACATCCAGACAGCGTTCGCGCGTGGTGAGCTGAGCCCGCGCCTGCATGCGCGCACCGACATCGACCACTACCGGCTTAGCCTCAAGGAATGCACCAACTGGTATGTGCTGCGCCAGGGCGCCTTGCGCAAACGGCCCGGCACGCAGTTTATCGCCGAGGTCAGGGATTCTGAGGCCAAGACCCGGCTGGTGCCGTTCACTTTTTCCACCGAGCAGGCTTATGTGCTGGAGTTCGGTGACGAGTATTTCCGGGTGTTCGCCAATGGCGGGATGATCACGGAAGGAGCGCAGGCGATGTCTGCCGCCACGCAGGCGGACCCGGTTGTGGTGACGGTGACCGGCCATGGCTACGCCAATGGAGACCGTGTGCTGATTGCCGGTACGGGCGGTATGACCGAACTGAACAACCGCGAGTTTACCGTCGCCAACCAGTCAGCCAACGCCTTTGAGCTGTCCGGCATCGATGGAACCGGGTTCACCTCCTATACCTCCGGCGGTACCGTCTCGAGGATCGTCGAGGTCGCAACACCTTATGCCACTGCCGACCTTACCGGTCTCAAATTCGCCCAGTCCGCCGATACGCTCTACGTGGCGCACGCCAATTATGCGCCGATGAAGATAACGCGATCCTCCGATACAGCATGGACGGTCACAGAGATAGTCTTTCTGGATGGTCCATTCCTGTCCAGGGTGACCGATGTTGATACGACCTTCACCTTAGGTGAAACCGGTGACATCGTCCCTGATATGACATCTAACACCTTGCCGGAAGGTGTGGCGAGCGCACCTCTTGGCGGCACGGCATGGAGTGCTTTCGACCGCAACCAAGCTACCTCTTGCAGTCGAAGCAGCGCATCCGATCTGACCATTGAATATGAAAGTGTGACCCCCAAGGTCTGCACCGGATATTCGCTCCAAACAACAAGCGCGGCTGCCGTGAATGCACCATCAAAATGGACCTTCGAAGGTTACAACGGTTCGTCCTGGGTCGTGCTCGATACTCAGAAGGATATCATCGACTGGACATCAAACGAGTGGAAGCACTTCGAGTTCGAGAATGCCACGGCCTACGAAGCTTACCGCATCGCCATCACAGATCAGGCGACATCAGATAATATTGGCGTGCCGGAGCTGCGGTTCAAAGAGAGCGGCGACACCATGGCTGATATCACGATTACGGCGAGCGCGGTGGATGGTGTCAACGAAGGGCAGGGGTTTCTGGCTTCAGATGTTGGCCGGACGATCAGAATACAGGGAACCGATCAACTGTGGCGGTGGTTCAGGATCAACGCCTGGACATCATCGCTGGTTGTCAGCGGGTCTCTTTACGGGCCGGTTCTTCTCGACCTTAACCCTATTCGCATCTGGCGCATGGGCGCATGGTCGGACGAAACCGGGTATCCGGGAAGTGTGACCTTCTTTGAAGAACGGCTGGTGTGGGCACGGACCAACACCGAACCGCAGAAGGTCTGGGGCTCCAAGACTTTCGGTTTCGAGGATCACGGCGTATCGTCGCCGCTGGTCGACGACGATGCGTTTTCCATTGAAATCGCATCCGATCAGGTCAACGAAATCAAGTGGATTTCAGAGGCTTCGGATCTTCTCATCGGGACATCCAATGCGATCCGCACGCTTGGCCCATCCGACACATCCAAGGCATTCAGCGCCACCAATGTGCGCCAGAGACGCCACACCACTGTCGGATCGTCCGCCCTGCAGCCGGCGCGCATCGGCAGTGTTGCGCTTTATGCAGACCAGTTCGCAAAAAGCCTGAGGGAACTGTTCTTCTCATTCGAGAACAACGCTTTCACGGCGCCCGAATTGACCATTCTGTCGGATCATCTGCTGGCATCCGGCATCGTTGACCTGGCCTTTGCCGAGTCGCCTGATTCGATCCTGTGGATTGCGTTGACAAGCGGCGATCTGGTCAGCCTGACATTTGAGCGGGATCAGCGCATTGTCGGCATGGCGCGCCATCTAGTTGCTGGCGGGGCAGCGGATGTTCAGGGGTCAGTCGAGAGCATTGCAACCATACCAGGATCGCTGGCAAGCGAGGTGTGGCTGGTGGTTCGCCGAACAATTGGCGGGGTAGTCAGGCGCTATGTTGAGCGACTGAGCACACCCTTCGAAGACATGACAATCGAGGACGCAACGTTTCTCGACGGTTTTCTGCAGGCCAAGGGAATGCCCGGGTCTTACGTTGCCGGATTGAACCATCTAGAAGGCGAAACCGTTGCCGTGTTCGCCGACGGCATCGTCCAAGCGGACCAGACAGTGTCAGGCGGCAGAGTTACATTGTCTGGCGGGCAGATGGCGTCAACGATTACCGTTGGTTTGCGCTATGAAAGCAAGATCAAGCAGCTGAGGCCGCCGCTGACTGCTCAGGACGGGTCCCATCTTGGGCGTCTGAAGTCGGTGCCGGAGGTGTTCGTCGATGTGCACGAGACCCTTGGCCTCAAAGTCGGCGCCGATGGTGCGGAGGCTGAACTTCTTGGCCGTGCAGCCGGTGAGCCGATGGACCAACAGATCCCTTTGCGTACGGGTTCATTCAAAATGCACTTTCCCGGCGGTTGGCGCTCGAGCGCCGAGGTGTCAATTCTTTCCGAACAACCCTTACCCGCGACAATCCGAGCGATTACGCGGGGTCTGGAGGTAGAGCCCTAATGTGTATCGCAGCAGCAGGACTTATCGGCGGGCTGGTCTCTGCAGCCGGAGCGCTGGCGAACTCCAGTGCGCAGTCGGCGCAGTTAAACGCCCAGGCGAAATTCGCCGAACGCCAGGCGGAGATCGAGCGCGAACGCGGCAGGGTTGATGCAGCCCGGCAGGACAGGGCGGGTGCAAAGGCGTTCGGCGGAAGTCTCGCCCAGTTCGCCAAAAGCGGTGTGACGCTGAGCGGATCACCCACCACGGTCTTGTCGAATGTGGCAACCGAGAATGAACTTGATACCGACCGTGTCCGTTTGAGTTCGCGTGCGCGGGAAGACCAGCTCAGGTTCAACGCCGGCCTCAACCGGGCGCAGGCAGGTGCTGCGCGCACCCGCGGTATTTTTGGCGCCCTGTCACCGATCATCAGTTCCCTCGGCGGCTAGCAGAAAACCGCCCCAGACCGGGCAGACGACTACACGGTTCCAGATTGATCCGACCGTAACCCCAAATTTCCTCAGGAGATATGCCATGACCGTTGCAACAACGGGCAATAAGTTGAGCTATGCCGGCGACGGTGTGACCGTCGCGTTTTCTTTTCCGCGTCTGTTCTTTGCCGATGCTGATCTGCGGGTGATACTGCGTGACGCGGCCGGCGCCGAGACTGTCCAGACCATTGTTACCCACTACACGGTGACCGGCGCTGAGAACCCGGCCGGTGGAACGGTGACCATGGTGACGCCGCCGGCATCGGGGGAAACCCTGGTGATTGTGAGGCGCACCGCTCAGCATCAGAATACCGATTACATCACCGGTGGCGCGTTTTCAGCCGATGGTCACGAAGACGCACTCGATAAGCTTACACTGGAGGTCCAGGACCTCCAGGAGCAGGTTAATCGTGCGCCGAAACTGAAAGAGACAACGACGAGCGCCACGCCTGATATACCTGAACCATCGTCGCTTGGCGTCCTGCGCTGGAATGCTGCAGCGGATGCGTTGGAAAATATTTTTGCAGCAGTCTTGGGCGCGATCGGTATTACCGTTACCGCGGACAACCGACTAATGAAGTCGGAAGGAGTGGCCGGCGATCTGCAAGAAACTGGCATCACAGTCGATGACAATTTATCGGCCGACATGGCTGAGTTCCGAACCTTGTGGGGCAACAACGATACCGGCGCATACTCCCATTTGAGGTCAGGCAACACCGGGTACATGATCTATGGCAGTTCAAATGCTGCCAGTCTTGGGGCCAACATCCTGGCGTTCGCGGAAGGTCACGCCACCAAAGCCAATGATCTTGAGTTCAGGCAAGGAACCACTATCCGGGCTGCGTGGGACGCCAGCGCAAACCGGTGGGATTTCATGGACCTGCGGGTGCGCGGCGTTGCGGTCCTTGAATTTCCGGCCGGTGGTGTCATCGAGAATGAAGTTGACACGTCACTGCTTCAGATCAGCGGCGGCACGACCGCATCTGTTGGCGGCAACATCTTGCTGTATGGCGGTGCTCACGCAACCCAAGCTAACGATATTTCCCTTCGCACGGGCACGACTGTACGTGCGTTTTGGGACGACAGTAATTCCCGTTGGGACTTTTTTGGGACCATTTTGCACGCCGTGGACACTCTGCGTCGTGGTGCCGCGACCAGCTTTCTCGGGGTAAGCGGGGGGTCAACCGGATCTCTGGGCGCTAACCTAAGAATGTATGGCGAAAGCCACGCCACGCAAGCCGACGACATTGAGTTTCGTTCAGGGGCAACAATAAGGCTGGCCTGGGATGCGAGCGACAGTGCTTGGCTGTTTCAGAGCACAGCCATCAAAAACATTGCCGGGATAACGCTCGTTAATCCCCGGCAGATCATAACAAATGCAAACTCATCCGTTGTGGGGATCAGTGGCAGCACCTCTGTATCCTTGGGCGGGAACCTTCAACTCTATGGCGATGGCCACGCCACCCAAGCAAACGATATGCAGCTCCGCACCGGGTCAACAGTCAGGCTGCAATGGGATGAAAGTATCGCCAGATGGAGGTATTTTGGTCACAACCTGATTGAGCTCGGCACAATAACACCGAATGCCACCAGTACGTTTAATCTCGGCTCAAGCGCGTTGCAGTGGGCCACGGTCTTCACTGACCGCCTTGAGATAGACGCGAACTTCCATTTGGAGCTTGACGGCAGCTCAGACCCGCGACTTACGATGGACAGCGGTGATGATTTCTTATTTGACCGGAGTGCCAATCAATACGTCTTCCAAATCGCGACTGCTAACGTTCTTCGACTGGCAGCCACAGCAGTCCTGCCAGACGTTCCCCTACGATTAAAAAGTTACACCGTCTCCACCCTCCCGACCGGTGCGGCTGGCGACACTGCTTATGCATCCGATGGACGCAAGGCCGGTGAAGGTGCCGCCGCTGGTACGGGAATTTGGGTTCTGCATGATGGCACAAACTGGCTCAGCGACCCGTACAACAACGTGACTGCCGTCGCATAAAGGAAACCTCATGACTAAAGAAACTCGACTTGAATCCCTTTTGATCCGGTTTAACCAGGACGGCAATGTCAAGGGCGCTGCGGCCTACGATTTCGAGCAGGACCGCGATGATGTGACCGGTGAAGTCACCCCATTGCGTGGCGAGCTACCCCCGCGTGCCATCGCTTTGCGCGATGTCGACGGCATCATGACCTGAGCCAACCTCGCCGTTGCGCAGAACAACTTGGCGTTCCAGTCGGAAAAAGAAACGCTCCTCACTCAAGTGCAGGCTGAAATGACCGGGCGCACGAATGCTGAGGATATGTCCGAACGGAGACGTGCAAACATCGAACAGCTTGAAACCGATCTGGCGGCAAAGACGACAGCGGAGAAGACCGCCAGCGATAACGCCAGCGCCGAAAGATCGGCCCGCAGTGCGGCAGAAAGTGAAGCTGCCGCAAAAGATACCGCGCTTACAGACCTTCAAGCAAAGGTCGACACTCTACAGAACCCGGCCGACCCGCTGGCGGGCCCGTTGTCCGAAGACGAACGCCGGTAGCTGCGCACGATGCTGCAAGGCTCCATCGCCTGAAACGGTGTTCACAATGATGGTTATGTGCCGGCCGGGGAATAATTCATGCCTGAACAAACGACAATTTTGAACTGGATACGCAACCTATGGCCGGTTGGCGTGGCTGTCATTGCAATCGCTGTGGCATGGGGCGGGATCAGCGCTCAACTCGACGGCATCAATGAAAAGCTGACCGACATGAAGCCGCTCAGTGAAAAGCACGTGCGGCTTGAAACGATGGTGGACACCCACCTGTTGGTGGATGCTCACACCGGCGCGAATACCCGACTTCGCTCATTGGAAAACAAGGTGACAAAGCAGGAAGCATTTGCCAACGAGGTTCTGCGCCGTCTCGATATACTGGTGCAGGACCAGAGGCGAGGTGTGCAATGAAACGCCTCCTTTTGATTGTGGCGGCTTTGATTGCCGCTATTTTCGTTTCGAGCTCAGTCGAGGCACACAACTACAAATGCGCAAGACGGGCAAAGATCATAGCGGTCCTTGGCCTGAAACATGGCGAGGTCGTGCGCGGCGAGGGCATCGGTGCAACGTCAACCGTGATTTACGAATTCTGGCTGTCCGACAAAGGCACCTGGTCGTTAACCGGAACGTCCGCCGACGGCATGACTTGCCTGCTGCATGCAGGAACCGACTGGGGCCTGGTGGACGCGCCTTCGGTTAATCCGGCGCTACCGCCCTCGTAGATCAGAAACCCTCACACACGCATCTGCATCGCCGCCCACGGGCGGTTTTTTCATGTCTGAAAGGAACACCCCATGACACATTTCGAACGGGGCGCCTGCAGGCGTGTCAACCGCCCGGCGGCATTGACTGCTGCCGCCCAGGAACTGCGGGCAGAACCGGCAGCCGTTCAGGCGGTGTTCCTGTCGGAGACGCCGTTCGGGTCGTTCTGGAAAAACGGCCCGCTCAAGATCCTGGTGGAAAAGCATGTGGTCTATAAGCAGCTGCCGGCCCGCCACCGCGCGGATGCAGTGCGCCGAGGCCTCGCCCGCAAGAGCTGGATTTCGCCGTCCAAGGGGGGATATCGGGAACAGAAGGCCTGGTCGCAGCGCTATGCGATCGCTGAAGAAACTGCCGAACGCTACGGCATCGAGGTGGCGTGCAAGTCGATGTCAATGGGCGGCTCGCAGATCATGGGGTTCCATCATGCCAGGCTCGGGTATCCCACAGCCTATGACATGTACAAGGCGTTCGCCGACGACGAACAGGCCCATATCGACGGCTTCATCGACTATCTGACCGCCTTCAATGTGGTCAAGGCTCTTCGCGCCAAGGACTGGGCAACCGTGGCGCTGCGCTACAACGGCCGCGGCCAGGTCAAGGCCTATTCGGCGAAGATGGCAGGGCACTACAGGCGCTCGAAGCTGCCGAAACAGATCCTGCCCTATAAGCCGCGGCCGCCGCGGCAGATCTCACAGCCGTCACAACCTGACACGCCCAAGATGCCGACGCCACCGGTTGCAAAACCGGGTCTGGTCAAACTCGTACTCGATCTGATTGTTTCAATCTTCAAGAGGAAATAG